CGGTGCTGGTGACCCAGTTGCAGAATTGATCCCAAGTATTCAGTTGTCTTTGTTGTGCAATAGTAGCAGTCATTTGTTTGAAAAGTTAGTAAGACCATCAGGGAAATGGTGGAGATACTATGTTCCCCGCACCCTTAGCGGGGATATGAGAGACGTTCTTAGACACCCATAGGTCTCGGTTAGCGGGTGTGTCCAATGTCAGGGAATCCTTAAATTCCTTTACATTTGTTTACCTATTTATCATAGCACGGTGTCAAGGGTCTGTCAAGAGGTCTACCCACATCCCAATAACTGCCTTCCAATCATAGTACTCTCGGGCAAAGTCCTGTGCTTCTTTACACATATTTCTATATTTCTTTGGATTTGCAACCAGTTCTTTAATTTTTTCCACACCCTCTGAAACAAATCCTTCTTCATCAAGAGGCAGAATAAGACCTGGTGGATTCTCAAAATCACAAGTAATTCCTATTCTTGCAGAAATTGGAAGTCTTCCTGCAGCTGCTGATTCCATCAATGGTAATCCACAAGTTTCGGAAGCATTAGAAGAAACAATAATACAATCTACTGAAGAATAATATTCAGACATTCTTAAATAACTTCTTAAAGTTTTATCTTGAGGTTGTGCAAGTGCAAGAGGAAGATTTAATTTTTCAGCAATTTGAGTCACAAGATAACTTCTTTTACAATCTTGACTATTATCAAAACTATGATGTTTTAGACTTCCAGTATATCCAAGAACAGAAAGACTTGATGGAATCGGATGATAATAACGATCAAAAACAATTCCATTTCTTAACAATTTCATTTCTCTGGAAATACCTTTTTTCTTTGAATACTCAATCAAAGATGGAGAAACCGCAGCATAACCTAAAAGAGCATCGAAGTCATTTTGGTAATACAGTCCGCCATCAATATCTCTTTCACCATGAGCAACCGCAATAATTTTGGAATAAGGAATATGATGACTGATTAGTGATGCGACAGCATCACTTGGCACTGTGACAAAAATATCATAGATTCGGCCAAAGTCTTTCCATTCATCGTCTGTATATAATTCTGTCCAGTCAATAATATCGGCATCAATATCATAGTCATAAAGTTCTTTACATAATGCAGAATGAATCGAACCAAATGCCCATCTAGAAAAAGTATAGAAAGCAACTCTTTTTCTTTTTGGAAGCACAATACTTGATGAAGTAGAACTAACCGCAACAAGATCGTCTCCTTGTATTTCTACTTGATAATTACTTGATTGAAGCAGTTTTTGAAGTGAGTTTTTTTGTTCTTCACTCATTTGAACAATTTCAATATTGATTAGTTTAGGGCGGAAACCACATTTCCAAATCTGCTGAAAGACTTCATAATCAAAACCTTCTACATCAATTTGAAGAATATCAATTGTTTGAAGTTGATGTTTATCGACAAGTTCTTTAAAGGTGCAACACTTTACAATCTCCTTAGAAACTTTATCTTGAATCCCTTCTTTTGAAATGGTGGGCCCATCGGAATCAAATGTTGAGATTCCATTGCACCAAAATGGAACTTCACCCGATGAAATTGCGTTCCTATTTACCGTATAGATTTCTTTTTCATCAGAAGTATCAGAGATCGCAACATTTTCAAAAATCAGATTCTCACGATTCTCATAGTTTTCTTTAAGTTGATCAAAATAATCTTGAACTGGTTCGATTAGAAGTCCTTTCCAATGTTTGTTTTTGAATGCATATGGAAAGAGTCTGTCGTGAGAAACACCATCCATTGCACCTATGATTACAAACTGTTGTTCTTTTTTTGAAAGTTCGGCAATTGTTTTTGCAAATAATGACTCATAAAGATGTGGTTTGGTGACTTCATACCAACCCCTACGATGAAGATCATTTAACTGCATAAAAATCTTATCGTATTTCTTTCCACACGCTTCTAATGAATATTTGGATCTAGCAGTATCAGCAATATACTTTCGATCCAAATCTCCAACATCATTAATTGCATCTAACCAATCTTGAAGTGTATGACACCGAAATCCCATTCCTTCTTGAATTGTTTCTGTCATAGCACCATTATCAACAGAAATGGCAGGAGTACCACAAAGCATTGCTTCGACAACCATTCCACAAAAAGGTTCAACATAATCTGATGGTGCAAGCATTGCTCTTGCATTTCTTAAAAACTTACTTCTTTGCTTACCGTGTATTGGACCTTTGTAATGAATATTTGGATGAGACCATTGTGATGGATCTCCTTGACCGTGTAAAATAATTGGATATGGACTATAATCAGCAATCGCACGAATTGTATCTAAACCTTTGATGGGTGATATTCTTCCAAGAAATGCAAGATATTTTCCTGTTTCATATTTTGGTTCCCAATCATTTAAATCATAATAATTTGGAACAACCCACTCATAATTTTTACCATTGCGGTCTTCTTTTCCTTGATGAGTATGCATCCAAGCATAAGACTCAAAGATACGAAAACTATTATCCATTAAAATTGGATAACCAATTCCAGTTTCTACATGCTGGTGATTTGGAAATTTACTAGTCAAAATTGAATGAGCATGACCGAAAGGATGGCATATAACATCTTGTGGTTGAAGTCTTTCTTCCAATGCTGTTATTAACTTAGATTCAAATGCTTGATGACCAGGGGTTCCTATAACAGCAGCATCGCCATAAAAATCAGTATCTTTTCTATCTCCATAAGAAGATTCATATTGCTTATGAGAAAGCATAACTACTTTTTCATCTGCAGTGCTTTCGGATCCTTCATTACTATACTCAATGACTTTATATCCATACATCTGCATCATCTCCGGAAAACGCAGTGCTTTTCCAGTGAATGCACAGTGACTAAAAGATTCTTGATGTTTTGTATGAAAAATTCCAATTAAATGTAATGTAGGTTTCATATGACTCATACTCTAATAATAATTATATCACTATTTTTATTATATCCTATATTCTTTTATTTCATCAAGACTTTTTGTTCAGAACTTTTTTGAGAGTTTTTGCTCTTCTGACTTTTGCATCAATCTCAGGATTACCAGTTGCAGGCATTGCATCAGCACTTTGAGGATCTAGTTTATCATAGTATGCACCTTTTTGTCCATATTCAGGATGCCATCCATTAATCATTTCTGGAGGAGGATCATTTGGATATCCAAGTTGAGCAGGTTTATCTGGATAATCAATTACAGACTTTAATCTATTTTTAACTTTTTTGAAAAGAGGATCTTTGTCTGCTTGTAGAGTTTCTTGTTCTTGAAAATACTTATCAAATAATTCTTTATTCATTTCATCAGCAATTTTAATACTTAACTCAGATTGAAGTATGGATTCTTGTTTTCCATTTTCATCAACAATAGATTTTAATTTTTCTTTTAACCAAGAAATTGTTTCAAAATATATTTCATCCCTATCTTCAACAAATTGTCCCGCATGAAGATACTCGGTAATGTTATTTTGAATATGATTCCACTTTTGATTGTCTAAAAAATTATCAATAACTATTGCTGCAGTTCTAGTGGGCATTTATTTGTATTTTTATTAGTATTTATTTTACTACAACTTCCTAAATATTTGTAGTGTTTATCATAACAGGAAAATGAAGAAACTTCTATTAGTTTTTTCGTTATTCTTCGCTATTCCTGCTAGTGCCGCTGAAATTACATCTAAAATTACCGATTCTGTTCAATTAGGTGTACAGGGTGCTGCTATTCAATCAAGTAGGATTGGAGCAACATATTCTGTCAGTGGTTCAAATGTGCAGTTTGCTGGTTCATTTGGTCTTAGTGCTACTGGTGCATATGGAGATACAACACCAAGTCTTACTACTGCTGGTCAAGCATTTACATTTTCAGAATCTTTTAATGCTGCCGACGCTATCGTAACTTCACAGACTGCTGCTTCTGGAACTGTTGCTGCTCCTAATCTTTACGGTAACTCTACTACTCAGTTAGGTGGTAGTGCTGGAACTCTTGCTGGTACTCTCTCTGGCACATCAGTTCCTACTGTTACTGCTGGTGGTCCTGGCACCACTGCTACTGGTCAAAGAACAATCGAACTCAGTGTATTCAAATGAAAAACTTACTCATCCTAGCAGTCATCTGTCTCTGGTGTATGCCTGTAATGGCATGTCCACTGCACACACAAGCAGAAGAACCCAGTCGTGAATCTGTAAAGAAATGAGAGGGCTTCGTTATGTCTTTCGTTGGATTTACCTCAAGTTTCAAAAACAGGGTGAGCTATGCCCTGTGTGCGGGGGTTGCACTTGTCACCCTCCACTCAACTGCACTTGCGAATACGGTCGTTCCTAACTTTACTAGGGGCACAGTAACAGCAGAAACTACATCAACTACAAAGATCATAGAAACTATTCGTCAAGTTGAATATACAACTGGCACGTCTTATACTGTCACTGGAACAAATATTACATTTACAGGAACACCTGCTCCTGGAAATTCTTATACGTTAACTACCCCTGGTGCGCCATTCCAGTTTAGTGAAACATACCTCGGTCCTGGAATTGCAAAAGAAACATGGATAGATCGAACTACAGAAACAGAATCAAAAACAAACTCTATATCTGTCTTTACGCAGTAGGGTTATATGTATCGCCTGTGCTGGCTCAAACAGCTCCTAGTAATACTAACATTGCTGGGCCTAGTGCTTCTGCTACAGGAAACGTTACTAACCAAGCAGTCCAAGTCCTCCAAGGGCCGTATGCTGTTAATACCTACGGCGGAGGGGTTAGTTGTCAAGGCCCGACGATGAGTTTTGCTCCGTTTGCTTTAGGCAATTTAAACGGCAACGGAGATCCTACAACATATCAAACCTTTGGAAGTAATGCTGGCATCAGTATGGGATTTAATTTTCCTCTTGATGGAGGATTAACTGAACTTTGTAAAGCAAGAGCAAGGGTTGAAACTGCAAGACAACAAGCAGAAACTGATAAAGCAAAATTAGATTTTGCGCTCGTAAGAGCAATCAAATGTTTAGAACTTATTAAAAGTGGAGGATTTTTTCATCCAGATAGTCCACATGGAATAACTTGTGCTGATATAGTTGGTCCAGGACCCAATGGATACTTAATGACAGGAAACGGACAAATTATTTCTAAAATAAAAAAATAGGTTAGATTTTGAACTTCTCAATTTATATAAATAATAATACAAGTTCAAAATCTAACCATATGGGAAAAATATATTTAATTACTAATACAATAAACAATAAAGTATATGTGGGCCAAACAAAATTAACTCTTGAGCAAAGATTTAAAGAACATCAACAACCTAGCAAAAAGACAGCAGTATCATATGCAATTCAAAAATATGGAAAAGAAAACTTTACAATAGAACTTTTAGAAGAATGTAATATTATTAATCTTGATGAAAAAGAAACCTTTTATATTAAAAAATACAAATCTTATGAGCAGGGTTATAATAATACAATAGGAGGAGGAAGTCAATATATTTCACATACACCGGAAGTAAAAGAAAAATTAAGTGTTATTGGAAAAGGAAAACTTTTAGGAGAAAAAAATCCAGCAAAAAGGCCAGAAGTAAGAAAAAAAATTAGTGAATCTCAGAAAAAAAGAGTTGAAAGTGGAGATTGGAAAAGTCCTACACTAGGTGGTCACACACCAGAAGCGTTAGAAAAAATGAGAAAAAACCAACCAGATAGAAGTGGAAAAAATAATTCTCGGTATGGAGTAAAAATGAGTGAAGAAACTAAACAAAAAATTAGAGAAAAACAACTATTAGCACAACAGAGGAAAAGAGATGAAAAATTAAAAAATGGAAATATCTAATATAAAATTAACACCGATTAACGGCCCTAGTATTATTCCAACTATAGAACAACCAGTTTTGAAATCAATGGAAGTTCCAGTTATTCGTGGAATGGAACTTCCAATTATTAATATGCCGAGTACAAGAATAAACTATCCGACACTTAATGTTCCAACAAGAGAACAATTTGACGATGCTGTAAGGACAGGACAAAAAGAAAAAGAAGAACCTAAGGAAGAAAAATCTAGAGGATTACCAGACACAAAACCTACAAATACACCTGCAAAAATTCAAGCACAACAATCAGCACAACCTTCAGTACAACCTCAAGTACAAGTTGAAATACCAGCAGACACCCCCCAACCAACCTTTACTTTTAATGGAGTCGATATTAATTTACCTGATCCTTCTCTTGTTGCTACGGCTGGTTCTGTCGCAGTAGTTACAACAGCAGCAACAGTAGTATCAACAGCAGTCTTTAATGCACTTAAGAATGCTGCAGAACCTCTAATAAGAGAAACAGCAAAAAATAAATTTAAAATCAAAATCAAACAAGTCAAACCTGTTCTACATTATGTTCTCACTGATAGTGGAAAGATTGATATATTTGAATATTCTACTGACGGTACAAAATTAATTGATCAAACTGATAATGTAGAGAATTATATTCGCGCACAAGTAGAAACAAATTCTCTATATGAAATAGAAAACAAGATTATTATTGATGATGTAATACAAAATAAATTTACAAAAGAAGGGCAAAAGAGATTTAAGTCTCTATTTACCCCCGCTAAAAAAGTTGCTAAAAAATTATCTGCTCGCTTGTCTTTTTGATTCCAATAAAGCAAAGTCTTTCTTTTTAGTACCACCATCATATTTCCAAGCATATCCTTCATCAATCATTTGTTGATTGACTGATTTCTTTTTATTGACTGCAGAGACATCTTTGTCTCCAATAAACAAATGTCCCAGAATTCTACCATACTTCTCAGTACTATCTGGAAGTTCTGTTTTTACAATAATATCTGTTTGACATTCTAGTTTCTTTTTAAGCCATTCTTTAACCTCAAGACCAAGTGCTTTTTCTTTTGCATCAGTTGTTCTACTCTCAGGCGTGTCAATGCCCGCAAGACGAATTCTCTTAGTAAGGGAGATATCAAACCCCAAATCTATTGACGCATCTATCGTATCACCATCTACAACTTTAAGAACGGATTTAATACGGTAAATATAAGGATCTTTATCCATTAGAAAGGCAATTTAAACTCTTTGGTATTTAGTTTAGGAATAGGAAGTTTCTCAAATGCTTTGTTAACTTGTTTCTCTACAACAGCACCGACAAACTCCTCTGGGTTGTCTAAAATCTTCTGTGCCTTTTGATAAGTCACATAAGCACCATAACACAGTGCTCCACTAACTGCCAGACTTGTTGCCGACAGAATGATTGCTAGGTTCTTCATTTTGCATCTCCAAATGTGCCATTCGTAATATGTAGTAGATTACATACGCTGTAAAAGTCAGACCACATCCTAATATGATGATCACGCCCCAGGGAAAATCTTCTGGCATTAGAACTTACCTGGCGTACAAAAATCTGCTTTTCTATTTGGAGTATAAACTTCGTGACCCTCTTGTGGTTTCATCCATCCACAACCAATCAACCATTCCATCGTCATAGGAGTAGGTTTGACTTGCTCCCATAGAGGACCCTTACCACACATCGCTAAATGGTTTGCGGTTACATTTGATTGCTCCTCTGCCCAGTTAGCATCAGACTCCCAAGGAATAGCACGAGCCATGCCAGCAGCAGTATAGGTTTTTGTTGTTTGCTTGACGACCCAATCAGGTATCTCTTTATCCTGATGGACTTGTGCCATGAATGGTGTGCTGATACCACCTGCCATACAATCTTGGACAGCGTGCCATCCTTCATGACGTAGCGTGCCTAGAAATTCTCTGGGATCTCTGAGAAGATATTCACTAATATAAAGACGATTGAGGTCGGGTTTGTAGAGACCAATAGTTCCTGGTGTAAAATATCTCTTTGATGCAAGATACACGGGTATCTTACTAGCAACTAGACCAGTCAGAATTGCTTTGATTTCATCTCGGAATAAATCAAAGTCTGAAGATTTGAATATCTCTGATTCTGGCGTGAGTTGCTCTACACCCTCAGTGCATTCCAGAAGTATCATACAACCCATTGCTGCCAGTGAATATGGCGCTACAGTTGGTTGTTTCTTTATGACTTGTGCTGCCTGAACTGGACTAAGGAGAGTCAATGACAATCCAAGTGTCATAAGAAGTCTTTTCATTCGTTCCACCATCCCTCTTCTTTATGTATCCAAACTTTTAAATCTTTAATGTATTTTCTAAGTATTTGTGCCTGTTCCTCATGCCAAGGATCACCCGTCTCTAAGTAAAGACGAGTGTGATTATCTATGGCTTTAAGTATTTTATGGATGGGAGCTGTCCAA